CAGTGTATAATATCTCTATTACAGGGACAGCTGTCCTTATGATGTCGAAGCTGTTTGCGTCTATTGTGATAGTGACCGCACCTGCACTTTTGCCGCTGTAAGTGATGTTGAAGTCTTTGACCGCCGTCAAAACAACGGATACAGTCCCGCTTGATACTGCAACGGTGGCGGTTGTGCAAGCCCCGTCGTATTGCACCGTTGCCACGTTGACAGCAGCCAATGCCGGACTCACCATCAGTGCCGCCAACATGGCCAGAATTATTGTGATTGTAATTTTTTTCATTTTATCCCCCTAAAAATAAAAGGGATTAATAACCCTCTGCTCTCCAGTATCCATCTTCATTATCTGCGGTAACAACAGTCACGGCACTACCTGCAACGGGCAAGGTTTCGTTAACAACTGGTGCTGTTGCAATTACAGAACTTCCAGATGGTTGAAGTTGTATAAACTCGCAAATTGCGAGTCCTGTGTCAATATCCCCTCCCGTTTCTCCGTTGCCGTTTGTGTATGTTCCCCTTGTGACCATTTTGTCGCCAGCTTTACTGTAACTTGTAATTGTGCTTGAAAATGCCATCTATCTCAATCCTCTTTCTTTTCCTCTTTCTGTGGGTTGCCACGCTTGGCCTTTGGTAAATTTCCAAGATTAACACCATCGATTACGGTGAATCCGCCCTTTTCCCGGAACATCTTGATGTCCTCAGCGTTTTCGACCTTGGCCTCCCTGTTTGGTCCTGTAAAAGAGTACCTTAGGCCTGATACGCCCTCGTAGCATACATATGTCTCGGGTCCGTTGTATCTAATCCTTGCCATCTGATCACCAGAAAAAAATAAAGAGGATTATTTCAATCCCCTAATCTTGCCCTGTGCAGCGAATCTATCGCACCAGATCTCGCCGACCCATGTGAAGACCCCTTCCTTTCCAAAGGTGTTCTGGACAAACGGGTCAGTTGTCTCCATGTAGGTTATCGGCTTTAGCGTTTCAAGGGAGATGTGGTCAAGGTCCAGGATGTAGATTCTGGATATTGTGTCCTTGACTACGTTGGTGGATCTTATTATTGGTATGCCGTTGAATGTTGCTACGGGGATGCCGGCTTCCTTTCCTCTGACCTTTATTCCCTCAACGGTAAATTCGACATATGCGTCAGTTGGGTATGTCTCCTTTGGCCTCTCAAGCTGTGCAATCCTTGCGGCAGTGTCGTAACCTGTGAGTATGACCTTGTTCTTGTCAGAATCCCAGTAGGGCTCGCATGCGGCAATAACGTCGTCGATTAATCCAAGCGTGAGTGTCCTGTCAGTTTCTGTGCCAGATACTCCGGCATGGCTGACCTGTGCATCCGTCCATGTTGCTCCAGCATCCCTGTCAAGGCCGTAGATATCTGCCTCGTTAGACCCAAGCTCTGTATCAAGCTCGGAGTAGGAGGCTATTACTCTGTCAAGCGGTGTTATGATGGTGCCATCTGTTGCAGCCCCGTCCGCATCTGCCAGTATGTTCCTGTTCAAGGTGTTCTTGAATTCTGATGCGGTGTAGTTTATGATGTCTGACCATTTTACTGTGTCGTCCTTTCCCTCAAGGAGCATTTCAATCTCTGATATGTTTGTTGCCCTTGCAATCCTGTGGGGCGATACCCCTATCTCTGCAAATGTCGGCTTTAGTGTTGCAGGGATTGCGCCAGTTTCTGTTACGTTCCCTCCTGAAGTAAGCCCTGCTGCTGTGATTGCCCTGTATCCTGATTTGTTCCATGCCCTCTTTGGAAGTATGGAAAAGGCGTTTGCCTCTGTAACGACCTGGGAGTTCAGGGTGGCTCCGTAAATGACGTTTCTTACGCCGGTAGTTGATGTAATGACGGGGGCGTCAGATTTCTTTAGCTCAAACCTTTCTATCTCCTCGTCAAGCTCGCTCATCCTCTTTGCCTTCTGGAGGACCTTCACATCGAATCCTGAATCCTTTAGCGGCCTCCAGTAGTAGTGATTTAGCATCTCTTCGTAACTGTTAAACATGGGTGTTACCATTTTTTTCACCTTTATTCGAATTTAATCCTTGATAGGGATTTAACAATCTCGTCAACCGTTGGTTCTTTTGCTTCAACATCTGCTGATGTCTGGACTGGCTTGAACTCGTCCCTGAACTTTTTGAGTTCCTCTTCCAGTTTTTCGACCTTTATTTTGAGCCCTTCGCTTGGTTCAGGTTTTGGTTCTTCCTTTGCGACTTGTGGCTCCTCTTTTGGTTTTTCCTCTTTCTTTGCTTTGAGTAGGTCGTAAATCTCATCAATCTTTGAAAGAGGCTCAAGCTTTGATTGCATTTCTGCTTTGTAGGTTTCAAAGTCGGACTTTGTGACAAATTCGACCTCAACCTTTGGTTCTTCTGTTTTCTTTGCTTCCTCTGTCATGTTATTCTCCTCTTTGAGAATGTCAAACTGTGCCGCCGGATTTGCTCCGTTCTGGCAGATTGTGACTGCCGATAGATTTATATCTGAAACAATCCTTGCACAGTTCTCATCAGACTTGCATGGCCGAGAGTTGACCACGTTGCCTGAAATTGAGTATGAGCGGTATTGGCCCTTTTCAATTGCCTTTCTAATCTCTGAACAATATTTTGTGTCGTTCCATATTTCCGCAAGGACAAACAACGCCTCTTTTGCCTTCTCAAGCTTGCTAAATTTTGAAAGCTCGTCATCTGTGGGCAAACGAACCTCCGTCTTGAAGGTTAAATCGGCCTTGGTGTAGGACTCGATTATCTCGCCCACAATCTGATCCTTGTGGTCAACTGTAACCCGAGCCCTTTTCAGTAGCTGGGGTAACGCCTTTTTTATGGCATCAATCTCTATTATGTCGCCTTGCGTGTCAAGAATCTCGGCTGATGCCGGACCATAGATAAAAAGCCTGTCGTTTTCGTCAAGCTTGTAAAATTCCCCTGTGAAAGTGAAGTCCATTTACTCACCTATTAGTTTCAATAATTTCTGCGATATCCTGTCAAGCATCTTCTCAAGCTCCTCCATTGCCGAGTTGTAGAGATACTGTGTCCTTGTCATTGGCCTTGTCATTGGCACACCGAGAGGAGGCGGTTCGACGTATTTTGCGTAGTCAACATTGGCCGAAACTTCAGCACCAGTTCCGTATCGGTAGCCCATTATAGACTGGGCCAAATTTCCAGTCCTGTAAGGTGCTCTTCTCTTTGCAAGGTTTGAAGTTCGAAGTGCCCAAGAGTGTATCTCGGATTGAACAATCTTTGCAGCCTCGGAAGGAAACTTTGCGAGTATTTCCCTAATCTTGTCCTCGTGAACCTCAATCCTGAAGTATATCATGCTCCCCCGTAGCCCTCCTCTTTCATCTCTTGCGTCCTGTATTCGTAGTAGCAACGGCAATGCGGGTGAAACGGTATGTCGCCTTCAGGTATTGATTCATTTAGGCCATGCCATCCCCTTCCGGCAGCGTCGGCGCAATCCTCGCAACCAACGTCGTCGTCCCTGAAAATCACCCTCTTCTCTGAAGCACCGAGCTCTGTTGCGGCGGCATTTCCGGAATTGATAAATGCCCTTGTCCCTTCTGTTCGGGCAACCATCCGCCAGTAGTAAGAATTTCTTACTTCAAAATATTCCGATAATCTTTTCTTGACCTTTGTCCAATTGTAGCCTTCAAGAGCCTCTTCCTCGATAATTTCGAAAATCTTCTGCTTTTCCTTTGTTGTCCATGTCTTCATGAAAGGCGTTTCATACCCGTCAAAGTATTCCTGTAGGTAGGCCAGTGCATAAGGATCAAGGTCGGTCTTTGACAGCTTTTTGTTGTATTCCCTGAATATCTTCAGATAACCGTCTTGGAATATCGGGAAAAGGTAATGCTTCAATGTTGCATCGAAGGCTTTCGCCGAGTCCATTATTTCAGCTTCAATCTCTCTTGTAAGTTTGGATCTGTCAAGTGACTGTGATTGTGAAGTGATGATGTCTTGTATATTCTTCCCGTATTTGTTTGAAATGGACTCTAAGGCGGCCATGATGTCGTCAAGCAGCTTGTCAGGGATGTAATCGTGCCACGACTTCTCTAACCCTTTTTTTTTACCGAACTGAAAGAAGTTGAGAAAATCATCAGGGACTTCTTCCTCGTAGACAATGCGCTCCGCTTTTGTGGGTTTGAACTTCCCGTCTGCCGAAATCTCAACGTCATACCCGGCGTTTGCGTAGATGGCGTAAGTTTCCGCCTTCATCTTCTCCAATAACGCATTGTGCTCGTCATCCTCGACCTCTATCTCGCCGAATGAGAAATACCAGTCGGTGATTCCAAGCGGCTGGAGAAGTGTCACGTTGAAGGGTTCTTCAATTATTTTCATCCATGCCTTGGTCGTGTCTGCCATGACATCTATCTGAAGCATTGGGTTGTTTCCGGCCTTGCCGGATTCAACCGTCCCTGCAAATACTGGCGTAACCCCGTAGTTTGACAAAAGGATATCACGATAATACCTGTGCCATTCAAGCTCCTGCAATTTGGAAGGATCGGAAAGCACGTCGTGGACTTCGACCTTTCCCTTTGAGTTGCCCAAGAACAGGTTGAATATCTTTGACTTCTTTGACCTTGATTTCTCGGCCATTGATGTGATGCTTCTCTGGAGCTCGTTGACCTCGTCCTGAGTGTAACCCTCAAAGGCGAAAATCTTCGCAAGTGTCCCCTTCTCAAAGGTGTCCCGCTTCAACAGGTCAAGGTTCATTGTGGCCTCAATCTGGTTGATACAGGCGTTTAGGATTGGTGTCCCTTTGGTGTTGGGCAGCATGAGGTTGAAGTGGCCTTCGATAATCTCTTTCTTGGAGTATCGCCTTTCAGTCCTCCCGCCGGTTGTCAATGTGTAGGCGGTCTTCCAAAGCTCCTTCTTGTGTGTCGGGCAAATGCCAGTTTCTTTTGAAGTGTGCTTCTCGCCTGTGAAGTTGCAGATTGGGCAGAAGTATTCATCGTCGCCTGTGTAGGGTTCGATAAAAAGGGCATTTTCGACATAGAGAGCCTGTGGCGTTTCCATTATGACGAAGTTGCCTTTCTTGTCCTTTCGGATATAAGAAACAGAAATGTAATAATCATCAATCGCAAGAACCCATTTCAACGCCGACCTGATTATCTGGTATAGGTCGTGGTCAGGGTTTGGATTGTCTATAAAAGTTTCCAATGTCTTTTTTTGTCTTGGATCAGGTTCAACAACGGGGATTTGGCAGTAAGGGCACAAGCCCTCCGTTGATTCATCTTCCCCTTCAGGTCTTTCGTCAAATGTTTCCTCGCAATTCGGGCACTTGTAGTTGAAAAGAGGTTTTATTTCCCAGCCGGCATTTGTGACTTCCCTTATTATCGCATTGTGTATCGGCTGGACTATTGCAGAGTGCTCGCAGTATTGGAGTATTTTGCTCTTTGACGGGTTGGCAAACTTTGATTCGTATTCCTCCACGATGTAGCTGTTTGTTCCATCGCCGACGAGCCTAAGCTCCTTTTCAAGCGATGTCACCTTTGACTGTAGCGAGGCCAAGGTTTGCCTTGATGGGAAAACCCTCTCAAGAAAAGAAGACATCTAATAGTATACTAATATACAAAAAAGTTTATATGTATTATGGAAAAAGAAAGTATAAAATTATATTTCTAACATGTCAGCAATGAACTGCACGACTTCCGGCTCGTTCTTGTGCTCCCTCAAAAGGCCCACTATCTGGTTTAAATTATAATACTTTTCAGGGATTGGAATCCCTTCCTGCTTGGGAAAGAACCATGTGTAAATTGCGACTATCTTTTCATACTCCCCTCTTTGCCTATCAAGCTCCGCCATCTTACTCATCACGCTCATCCCCCTCAGCCCTCAAATCCAGATAATAATCCTCCCAAATCTTTTCCATCTTCAGCTCCTCAAACAACTCATCTGACACTTCTGCAATCCTATTCTTTTTAGTTGGCTTCATGCTCTTCCACCCACCTTCTCTTTACATACCTTGTGAGCTCCAGTTCGTCTTCACCTTCTTCATCATCCTCATCACCACAATACTCGTCAAAAGGCAACTTTGGTAAATTAAAAAAATTAATTTAAATCACCTCAAAGCAATTTTTATTCTACAGGTGGCACATAGTTCGTGCCCTTCCTCATCTGTGACCATCCTGCTTTCGTTGCAGTTTTCACATGTGCCAAAGTGTGTGCCAAAGTGCCTCCTCTTGGGTTTAAACTCCGGCCCCATCCTTACTTCCATATAATCAGGGTTTCCATAAAAAGGCATTTTATTCTCCTCCTATTGGTCTGTTTGCCATGATTGTATTAGGGTGGCTGTGTATATAAACCTTTCGTGTAATATGTGGTATATATACGACATATTAAAAGAAATTTTAATAAGAAGTGCCGATATTAAAAGAAACGGCACTTTTTTTTAATACACCTCCTATTGCTTATCAAACTTCTTCTTATAATACTGGACTACTTGGTAGCTGACATCTGGGCCCATCTCATAGGCAACCTCAACAACGGTCAGCCCCTTTTCAATGTGCTTTTTCATCATGTTGATCTGTGTTTCTGTAAATTTTACCATATATCCACCATTGCCGCACCTAATTTTTGGGCCGAAATGATTGGGCCGTAACATGCCAATGCAAGAGCGTCAGCAAAGTCAGGCGACTTGTCAGGATC